CAATGCTCCATTTACAACGCTTGAATGGACTACGAACAGCCCGACAACAACATGGTCTGAAAGCCTGACAGGTGTTGTTTACACTCGCACCACACAGCCAACTATCGGGCCTTTTTCAATTACAACAACTACAGCGGTGGACAGCACCGCGTTAAACATGGCGCTTATGAACACGCACTTTGTAGGCGAGACAGGCTCTATAACCTTCCGTGGCACGACTTATAAGGTTAGTCTTGAAGGTGTGGAAGTTTCTATGACACCTGACCAGGCAAGAGTTACTTGTTACTTTTCGCCTTTTCCTGGTGACTTTTTCATTCTTGATAGCACATCAAATGGTGTGCTTGATGTAAACAAATTGGGGTATCCATGAGTATAAAAACGTTCACAGCAAACTCGGTGCTAACAGCGGCCGATACCAATACTTATTTGGCTAACTCGGGGCTGGTGTATGTCACTAGCGCCACGGTTGGGACAGCCGTTTCTAGCGTGACCGTGACTGGCGCTTTTAACAGTACTTACGACAACTACAAGATTGTTATGAGTGGTGGCACTTGTTCTTCTACGGCAGTTGTGAATCTGACAATCGGTGGCTCAACAACTGGCTACTACGGAATTTTATTGTATGCCACTTATCTTTCGGCAACGCCTTTAGCTGCAGGAACAAACAACGCATCAAGTATGCTTTATGTAGGTGGTTGTGGTACGGCGGGGCAAGCAATAACCGCCGACTTTGACTTGTTAAACCCTTATCTAGCGCAGTATTCCAGAATAGTTGGCGCTCAATATTCTGACTCTACTTACTATGGGACAACACAAGGAGAGCACAGAGTCGCTACTTCCTACTCGTCATTTTCTTTGGCTCCGGGTGTCGGAACAATGACAGGCGGAACTATTACCGTTTACGGATACCGAAAGGCATAACCCATGACACGACCAAACATACAAATAGACGACCAAGTACGCGAAATGACCGAAGAAGAATACGAAGCGCTACTTGCTACAGGCTGGACATTAGAAAGCACAGATGAAACGCCTAGCCCTGCTTAGCCTGCTCATAGTCATGCTCACAGCCTGCGGTGATCGTGTACGCCACAACTGCCAAAGCACCCAAGCCGATGGCTTTCTAGAAAGTAAATGCAAATGAAACCCGAAAACAGACTCACTAACGAGGAAATAAAAGCACGACTCATCTTGGTTGTAGGCGTATGCCTATCGAGCGCGTTCCTGTTCTCCATCGTGGCACTGCTTTACGGATTGCTTTTTGTGGTGCAGAGCACAGAACAAGCCCCCAATGACTCAGAGGCGTGGGCCATTCTTTCCCCAATGCTTATGACCCTTGCCGGTGGCCTTATTGGTCTGCTCGCTGGTAACGGCCTTAAAGACAAACCCAAAGACCCACCAGCGCTATGACCAAGGTTTACCCCTACAAAAAAATGGTGCTACCAGCCGAAGTAGCCAAAGTCGGCAACGGCAACCTAACCCCAGCCATGCTTAAAAAAGTCAAGACAGGTGGCGAAATGTGGACAGGTGCAGCCGTGGCATTTAACAAGCTCTACGCCGACTGCCTCACCGCTGGTTACAAGCTGCGCAATGTTGGCGACTACCGCCCATTCGATGCACAACTAGCCATGTTCAGTGATCGTTACGCATTGAAAGACCAAGGCCGTAGCCCACAAGTAACGCGCAAATACCAAGACAAACTGTGGTACCTGAAAAAAGGCAAGTCCCCTAGTGGTGTGCCGGGCACTTCTAACCATGGCTTTGGTCTTGCCATTGACGTGGGATATGAAAAAGATGGTGCCTTAGTTTCTATGGGTGGCAAATGTCTTGACTGGATGTGTGCCAACGCGCCCAAGTATGGTTTCTACCTTCAAGGCTCAGACCCCAAATCGCCAGAGTTTGAGGCTTGGCATTGGCAATACGTGTGTGGCGACAAGCCACCCGTGCTGCCGTAAAGGACTCTCAGCCACTGTTTGAGCGGTGCTGAGGCTAGGTGGGGGGCAGTAGTTTGTTTCCATTGGCGAAATCCCCCACCGACTTCGCAGATTGTGTAAAGTAATCACCAGCCACTCAAATGGCCTAAACAAAGGAAACACAAAATGTCACGCATGAAGGATTACCTCTTAGAGGACTTACCACTGTTCAGGGCTTCAGACCCAAACACATCACGCCAAGTAAACCCTGTCAGGGTAGGCACCCACAGAGCTGTGCTGCTCGAGCAGTACTTTTACGCCACTCTGGGCCTGACGGATGAGGAAGCAGGCGCTCGCGCTGCTTTGGCTGGTCACGAAATAAAGGGCTATTGGAAGCGCTGTTCAGACTTGCGCACCATTGGACTAATTGAGGACTTAGGCATCCGTAGAGCGCTCCTAAGTGGCTCTCAGGGCATTGTGTGTGCCATCACGGAAAAGGGCATGGAGATAGTTAGGGGCTGGGCATGACCGACACCCAATTTATCTACAGTTTCATCATAGGTTGGGTCAGTTGCTGGCTGTTCCTAAAGATGATGGCGAACCGACCATGATACCGACATGGGGCTATGTGGCTCTAAGGTCTAAAGATAAGAAAACCATGGTGCAGGTCTTTACAGACTTGTCCACAGGCCTGATTGTTTATACCCAAGTCTGCCAACGTGCAGAGTCTTGGCATTCATGGGGGCCGCCTACAGAAGTTGAGAGAGTTGATTAAGAAACTCATGGCACTATCGCTAATCCTCGCCCTATCCACACCAGCCCACGCAAGTGCAGCTGCTCTTTTGTGCCCTAAATGGGAACCGCTACTGCGTGAGTACTTTCCTGCCAAGGTCGTGCCGGTCATGTCCAAAATCGCCTACCGAGAGAGTCGCTGTAATCCTGCAAGTCTTTCGAGCGTCAGGTCAAATGGTCGCCCAGATGTCGGCCTGCTACAGATACAAGGCTCATGGGCTACTGTGACACGCGCAGTCTGTAAGAAACAGGATGTGATCAAGGCACTGCTTAATGTCAGATGCAATGTCAAAGTGGCGCAGTATCTGTACCGCAATGGCGGTCTTGGTCACTGGCGAGCCACATCAGGAAACTAACAAAGGAAACAAATGGAAACATCAACAGGTGAACTAATCGCCCGACTAATGAACCTAAGCAACCAACTTGCTATAGAGCTGCGCTTCAAAGAGTCAAGCCTTGTGCTCGAAGTGGTTGGCTTGCTTCATTCACTGCCCACAATCGCTGAACGGAACCGCGACAAATGGCACCCGTCTTACAACAGCAGTGGCGCGTCTAAAGGCATTACCTACATCAGCACTGTGAAACAAACACATGAGTGAGTACACCCACAATGATGACGTGGCTGAGTTGCTGTACCAAAACGAACGCGACCTAAACAAAATCATTTACGCCAAAGACCAAGAAATAGAAGTGTTGAAAAAAGCGCTGGACTACTGCAATGCGGAACTAGACCGCTTAGAGAAAGAGCACGCCCGTGGCTTTTGATCTCTCGGACTACGAGCCCGTAGCCAGCAGGCTAGACCGCTTCCTAAAAGCACACCCAGATGCCCGGGTCATTACTGATCTTGTGCACTACCTAGCAGACATTGCAGTATTTAAGTGTGAGCTGTGGCTTAATGACGAAATCATCGCTACGGGCTGGGCAGAGGAAATACGCGGCCAAGGCAACGTGAACCGCACCAGTCATGTAGAGAACTGCGAGACAGGCGCTGTTGGGCGTGCCCTTGCTAATGCTGGGCTGTCGGGAAGTGACTTTAATAAGCGCCCGAGCCGTGAGGAAATGCACAAAGTTGTCAGGGGAGACACAACGATTACCGAGAGTAGCAACCTAGCCAGCGACAAACAGCAAAACATGATTAGAGCCGTCTGTAAATCCATGGGCAAAGTACCGCCAGCCAATTTGCAGGCCATGACCAAGCGTGAAGCCAGTGCTTATATCGACACGCTTAAATCAGGTGAGCAATCAGCGCCACAGTACGACACACCAGAGGAACCATTCTGATGACCGACCTATTCACGCAGCTTGTGCTCATCATCGCAGTGTTCTTCTGCGGTTTCCTGCTAGGCGCAAAATGACACCAATCTCTGAAGCGTCATTCCTGCAACAGGTCAAAGGGCTGGCTTACCTGCATGGTTGGGACTGCCACCATGCACAGCCGTCAATGACACGCACCGGGCGATACATCACCACAGGCGCAGCAGGGTTTCCCGACCTAGTGCTCTGCCACCCTGTTAAAGGCTTGATATTTGCAGAGTTAAAAACAACCAAAGGTAAAACATCTATAGCCCAAGACCATTGGCTAGCTATTCTCAACCGCCATGCTGAGGTGTACATCTGGCGACCTGAACAGCTGCAGGAAATAGAACACAGGCTGTCAGGATGCTGATACTGGCTTGGTATGCCCTGCTACTCTCAATCGGAGTTGCCATCATTCAAGGCTTACGCAAGTAACCACAACACAACTGATCACAACCACGGCCACATAGGGGTTTGCACTCTGTTGGTGTTCACACGGGAACGTGGGTAGAGCAGTGCGCCCAGCCTCATGTGATGACTTAAATGAAGTGATGCTGAGGTAAGCCACTGTGCAGCGTCTAAACGTCACAAATACGAATGGTGTCCACTTCCCTACGGTGTCCGGCAACCAAGAGCTACTTGCTCTGAACTGTGGGGAACACAAACCCCCAACCCTCTGTAGCACTGAAAGCAACCGCAGGCGTAGCCAAGGGCGCTAGTAACATCAGCCTCATGACATCCCCATACAACGACCCCATATACAAAGCCAACCGCAAACAAATCCTCAGCGATGGCAAAGCCACCATCTGCGCACTATGCGGCAAGCCCGGAGCCAACACCGCCGACCATATAGTCAGCCTCATGCACGGCGGAGACAACAGCATTGACAACCTGCAACCAGCCCACCAGCGATGCAACTCCAGAAAAGGTGCCACAGAACAAAACAAACGCACAGCCGCCCAAGCCCAACGCCGAAACTCAACGCAACAAAACAAAACAGATTTTTTTACGGACAAAACCGAAAC